TGACGAAGAGCATTAGCCATTTCCTCGGATGAGGAGCCACCAATACGCCCGATTTTCTGAAGTGTTTCGGTGAGCTGGATGATCTGTCCGTTTGTCACTCCGGTATCGCGCAACGCCGTGCTGAGAGTCTCCCACAACTTCGCTGTATCCTGTAGCGAACCCCCCGTTGCCGAACTGATACGCATCAGATTCTGCATAGTCTGCGAGGCTGTCGCTGCGCTACCAGTAAGTCTCTCTATACGAGCGTTGAGTTGGCTCATGTTGTCAGCAGCAATGAGAAATGCCTTACCCCAGTCAACAACGAGTGAGGCGGCAATTGCCCCGGCGACGCGGTTGATGTTCGTCTGCAACTCATCCATCTTTTTGGCTGCATTGGTCGCCGAGTTGCCGATGGAGTCGAGCGACTTATTGGCCTTTCCCTGCGCCTTTAGCAAGCCAGATACATCGGCCTCGATGTCGTAATAAATCTCGCCTGCTTTCTCAGACATCAGTTTTCTCCGGGCATAAAAAAACCCACCGGTTGGTGGGTTAGTTATTCGTGTCGTTTATTGGCATCGTTCGATGTAGGCCGGCGGTGGTGGCGTATCTTTCGAGCTGAGGAAGTGATCACCAAGGGTGTAGTCGACACCTTTTGAGAACATCCCCTTCGATTTCATTTTCAACTCAACGAAGAATGGATGAAACCCTGCATAGGCACCGAAACCGTTCTTTCCGTTAATTTCCCCGCAAACAACAGCATTAACACGACCGTCATCGGCATCTGTCATCTTCACGACTTTCACGTTACGGAATTGCGCGCTGCCAGGATCCAGTAGATTGGCGGACACTTCAGATTGTGCCAGCGAAATAGCCTTTTCCTCGCCCGGCTTGCAGCCAGCCAGAACCAGTGGAATCACTAAAGCCAAAAGTATTTTCTTCACTCTTATCCCCTGAGTTTTATTGTCGTGCCATCATACGCCCGGTCAGGCGGTGCTGGTACATTCATTATTAACTCAGGCCGCCTTCTTTGCTGATTTTTCGCGCTCAATCATTTCTTGCCAACGGCGATCGTCATCGTCCATAACCGCGTCATACTCTTCCCTGGTGAAGCCTTTCTGGTCAGGGTATTTGGCGTTAAGCATCATGGCGAATTCGGTCATGGTAAGGTTTTCAGCCTCTTCCCTGCTGATCCCGAAATGGTTTCGCGCCGCCATGATGTATTCAGTCGCATGAAACTCCGGCGTCGTTTCCTTGCTTTCGTGCTTCTGCAACTTACGAACCTTCGCCCGTCCGATAACGCCATGCATGATCAGTGACTGAGCTATCAGAATCAGGTTCTCAGGCGGAAGCGCGCCGCGGTGCCATACGAATGTGCGCCTGCCAGTACGTGATGGCTCATGCCAGCCTGTCAGCTCTGAAACGTCCTCGTCACAGCAGGATTGGATGACATTAATGGCCGAGAGAAGCGCCTCACGCACAAACGCGGCAGAGCCTGCTGCATCAAGTGCCCACCGAGGCAGGGAAACATCGCCGAAGTAATGAGCGTAAAATCTGCGCTGATGCTCTGGTATCGCACTGTGAATCTCTCGCGCCGCTTCAAGCATTTTCGCCACGTCGTCATTAAACAGCGCATAGAAAGTTCGGACGATATGCTCTGGCTCGCCGATCCGCGTCATATTACGGAAAGATGGTCGGAAGAAGTATTCACGGCCGCCAGCACCAATCAGGCACTCGCCAATCTCTTTCAAAGGTGTCATATCGCTCTCCATAACCAGTATCAAGGGCAGCACGCCGCCCTTTGTAGTGATTACGGCGCGGCAGTCACGGTAACTGCACAGGTGTCGGTGAAATCACCGTCAGCAGTGGTAGCCGTAATAGTCGCGGTGCCCTCGGCAACTGCTGTCACCAGGCCGGTTGAACTGACAGTGGCGATGGATGGCGCCGAAGTCGTCCAGGTGATCGCCTTATTAGTTGCATCGGTTGGCTGAACCGCGCCGCTGAGTTGCTTGGTTGCTCCAACGACCAGAGAAGCAGTTGCAGGAGTTACTTCAATGCCAGTGGCCGCGATAGAATCAGCGACTTCAAACACGACAGTGTCGGCGTCGTAGACCTTCCACTCGCCGGAGAAAGTGGAGATATCGTTGGTACCGAAGTCACCAGACCATGAAGTGGTGTTCATGTAGCCCTGGATATAAGTACCGGCGTTCTCACCAGCAAAGTCGAACCGCACCCACAGGTTAGGCTGACGGCCTGCCTGCACTTCGTCAAAGATGTACTTCGACAGACGCCACGCGCCGATCTCGTTATCTTTATCAGACTTGCGAAACTCCCCTTCGCCGGAGATCGTCAGATCCATGTTGTTGACCAGGTTCTCCACCAGCCCTTTAGCATCATCTGCCTCGGAGTTGATGGTATTCATCGAATAGTCGATGCCCTTGGTCGTCATAGCGCCGAGACGCTTCCACTCGGAAAGCGCTGGCACTGCGTCGGGGCAGCCAAAGGCCATGCGTAGCACAGCTACTTTCCCGATCAGCTTGCCAAAATCATTAGCACAGCCTTGCATGTGTACCTCTCAAATAAAAAAGGCCGCCGGATGGCAGCCTGATGGGTTGATGATTGGGTTATTCGCCGTAGACGCACATGAACTGGAGTCGGAAGACCAGGCGGCCCTCTTCGGTCAGAATAGGTGGTGGCATATTTCCGAGGTTTTGAATAAGGCCAAGGCATTCGTCGGTAATGTCGTTCTGTTCGACATAATTGATAATTTCCTGAGCTTTCTCAGCGGCTGCGCGGCGTTTATCCTTGGCGGAAATGACATCCACCAGCACGTAGTGGTCCGATCCGAGGTCATTTCGAATGTCGGTACCGCCGTTAGGCCGGAACACGATGAATGCGTCGGTTAACTTCGTTGTGTCGTCCCATGCCAGCAACTGAATAATGAAGCCAGTGGTAAGCCCGGCATCAACGAAGTAGTTACGCACGCGCTCATACATGGCAGGTGTCATACTGAAAGCTCCTTGCGCATTACGGCATCAATCTGGCTGCGGGTGTCTTCAAAGCCTTTAGTGAGGAACTCTTTCTGCGCGGTGGCGCGGCGGAAGGTTTGAGGAACATTCGGATCGTGAACGAACACAGCGTAGTTCGCGGTGTAACCCACCCGTCCTGTCAGCCTAACGCCGTTGTTTATCAACTCACGATACTGGCTATTAAGCAGAGTCGAGGTGTCGATCGGAGTATATAGCGCGGCCTGGGAGCTGCCGATAATCATTGCTGACTGTAGCGCCCTGACGACCTTGCGCCCTTTGACGTCGTTTATGATGCGGTTGAGCCCGGCTTTCGACTGCTTAACACCGCGCACTTTGATGCCCATGGCTACACTCCCGTCAGGATGGCGTAATCATCCGCAAGGCGCTCGAACGTATCGGCATAGCGTATAACCTGCCGCACCTCGTCGGCACCGGCCACAACCGGGTCGGATTCGGTCGAAACGCCAATCAGCAGATAATCACCCGCGGCCACCAGCGCAAACTCCGTCCAGATGGTATTCTTCACGACGATTTCAACCCCCAGACTGGCTAACTTCTTGCTGAGCCCGCCCTCGTAATCGCAGAGGATTTGCTCAGGTTCCGCATAGCCCAGCGGATCGCCGTATTCGTCATTACCTTCCAGCTTGCGCCAGATGGTCGCCGTGGCGGTGTA